GGGTCAAACGCTTAGAATATCTGGAGGTACTTCAATGGCAGTTATCACTATTACAGGAGTTGATAATACACCTATAGCTTCACAAGCTGTATCTTTTCAAGGCGTACAAGCAGGAACTTACTTACCTGTTATTGTTGATTATGTGTTAGTAGAAAGCTCAAATCCAGCTTCTCTAATGATTGCATGTCATTAATAATACTTTAAAACAAGTAACTATATACTTATAATATAAACAATTAAATTTAATAATTATGTCTAAAAAATTAGAAGAACAAGAGTTAAAAGAATTACAAGGAGCTATCAACAAGATTAATGAAATACAAGTCCAAATTGGAGGTATTGAATTACAAAAGCAAGACCTTGTATTATTCGGTGCTGAAGCAAAAAAAGAATTAAAAGAAATTCAAGCTTCACTTGAGAAAACTTATGGTCAAGTATCTATCGATATTCAAACTGGAGATATTCAAGAGAATGAGTCAGATAGTTAGAAAAATAAGTATTGGTAAAGATTATAAAAATGACGCCATGCACTACTCTGTTGGACAGGAAGTGTATGGTGGTCATACCATAAAAAATATAATTGAAGAAGAAAATAAGTACTCAATATATATTGAAAAGAATAATGAGATAATGCCATGGAAAGATTTTAATAAAAACATGGCAATTGCAGTTGAATATGATCTGCAATATTAATGAAGTCTTTAATTAATTTTATTATAGAGCCAGTCGGCGAAAGATATAATAACACTAAGAATATTGAAGGTAATGAATTACTTTTAAATACAGAATTACAAAATCACAACTATTCAAATAGAATAGCCAAAGTTATAGCAGTACCTAAATTAGCAGATACTGAGATTAAAAAAGGTGATGAAATTATTGTACATCATAATGTATTTAGACGGTTTAGAGACATCAGAGGAGACGAAAAAAATAGTAGATCTTACTACAAAGATAATATATACTTTGCAACCGAAGATCAGGTTTATGCTTATAAAAGAAAAAGTAACTGGCAAAGTTGTAAAGGATTTAATTTCGTTAAACCTATAAAAGAAACTAAAGCATTTTCTTTAGATAAAGAAAAAGAAGGTGTGGGAGTTTTATACTTCAAAGATCCTGATCTTAAAGGATTAAAAAACGGCGATCTAATAGGGTTTAGGCCCGGGGCAGAATATGAATTTGTTATTGGTAATGACAGAATTTATAGAGTACCCACAAATTCAATCACAATCAAATATGAATATCAAGGAAACGAAGAAGAATATAATCCAAGCTGGACATAGGGCTGTTGAAGAATTAATTAAAGTAGCTAAAGAAGCTATAGTTGATTCTGGTGATGATATAACAGCGGATAGATTAAAGAACGCAGCGGCTACTAAAAAGCTAGCTATATTCGATGCCTTTGAGATATTAACTAGAATCCAACTAGAGCAAGATATTATTGATGAAAAACCTGCAGAGGTAAAAGAAGAAAAATCTTTTGGAGGCTTTGCTGAAAAAAGATCTAAATAATGTACGAGCAAACGTTATATAAAGTTATAACACCTGTAAAGCTTACCACTATATCAAGGCTTAACAAAGCTAGAAAGTGGAATTATGGATATGATAAAGAGCACGATATTGTTGTTATAAGTAAGACCGGGCAGATTGGTGAAATATATGATATAAATAATCTTAAAATAGCTTTGCCAAAAGCCCCAACTGGGATTGATAAGTCAAAAAATAAATGGATCCCTGAAGATTATCCTAAAGAATTAAAAGCTATTGACAGCATATTCGATTGGAGAGACTATCCGGAAAAATTTAAATTAAAATGGGAAAGCTATATAGATGAACAATTTAACAAAAGAGAAAAAGGCCATTGGTTCAATAATAAAGGTGTGGATACTTACATTACTGGTACTCACTTTATGTACTTGCAGTGGTCCAAAATTGATATTGGGAAGCCAGACTTTAGGGAATCAAACAGATTATTCTTTATATTCTGGGAAGCTTGCAAAGCTGACGCTAGATCCTATGGGATGTGCTACCTTAAGAACCGTCGATCTGGATTTTCTTTCATGTCATCAGCTGAAATTGTTAATCTTGCAACAATATCCTCTGATTCACGGTTCGGTGTATTGTCCAAATCTGGACAAGATGCTAAGAAGATGTTCACTGACAAGGTGGTACCAATCTCTGTTAATTACCCGTTCTTCTTTAAACCAATACAGGACGGAATGGACCGTCCGAAGACCGAGCTTGCCTACAGGGTCCCGGCCTCGAAACTTACCAGGAGACGACTCGATTCCAAGGATAGATCCAAGCAAGAAGCCCTTGAAGGTTTGGACACGACCATCGATTGGAAGAACACGGGTGACAATGCCTACGATGGGGAAAAACTTAAACTCCTCGTCCATGATGAATCGGGGAAATGGGAAAGGCCGAACAACATCCTCGACAACTGGAGGGTCACGAAAACCACCCTTAGATTAGGTAGTAGAGTAATAGGTAAGTGTATGATGGGCTCAACATCAAATGCACTTGACAAAGGAGGTGACAATTTTAAAAAATTATATAATAACTCAGATGTTACTAAAAGAAATAGAAATGGGCAAACTGCTTCAGGATTATATTCTTTATTTATTCCAATGGAGTGGAACTATGAAGGTTTTATTGATGAGTATGGTCACCCAGTATTTGATACACCAAAAGAACCAGCTGTAGGTCCATATGGCGACGTTATAGAGGTTGGAGTTATAGAACACTGGAATAACGAAGCAGAAGGTTTAAAGTCTGATCAGGACGCTTTAAATGAGTTTTACAGACAATTCCCAAGATCAGAAGAACACGCTTTCAGAGACGAAACAAAAAACAGTATATTTAATTTAGTTAAAATATACGAGCAAATAGATTATAACGAAGATTTAGGCAATACTAATGTATTAACTAAAGGTAGCTTTCAATGGGTAAATGGTATTAAAGATACAACTGTAAAGTTTACACCTAACCCTTCCGGCAGGTTTTTAGTATCTTGGGTGCCTGGAGAGCATTTACAAAATAAACAGATTGTATCTAAAGGATTAAAATCCCCAGGGAATCAACATATGGGTGCTTTTGGATGTGATAGTTATGATATATCAGGAACAACAGACGGTCAAGGATCTAAAGGAGCATTGCACGGATTAACTAAGTTTAGTTTAGAAGACGCTCCGGCTAATACTTTCTTTTTAGAATATATAGCTAGACCTCAAACCGCAGAGATATTTTTTGAAGATGTATTAATGGCTTGTATATTTTATGGTATGCCTATATTAGCAGAGAATAACAAACCTAGATTATTATATTATTTTAAAAGAAGAGGATATAGAGGTTACTCTATGAATAGACCTGATAAGCTTTGGAATAAATTATCTGTAACAGAAAGAGAAATAGGTGGTATGCCTAACTCAAGTGAAGATATAAAACAAGCACATGCGGCTGCTATTGAAACATATATAGATCAGCACGTAGGTTTAAAAGAAGATGGGCAATATGGTGCAATGTATTTTAATACTACTTTAAATGATTGGGCTGGATTTGATATAAATAAAAGAACCAAGTTTGATGCAGCTATAAGTTCAGGTTTAGCAATAATGGCATGCAACAGACATTTATACCACCCAAGACCACGAGTAGAGAAAGAAACAATAAGTTTAAAAATAGCTAAATACACCAATCAAGGTGGTTTATCAAAATTAATAGAAAAATAAAAATATGGCTGAGTCAGTTATAACAAGTTATTTTCCAAGCCAAGTAGCTAGCGATGCGGAGAAGATGTCCATGGATTATGGTACTACGGTAGGTAGAGCTATAGAAAGTGAGTGGTTCAATAATACAAATGGAGGAAGTTCAAGTAGATTTCAAAGTAATCAAGTTACATTTCATAATTTAAGATTATATGCAAGAGGCGAACAGCCTATACAAAAATATAAAGATGAATTATCTATTAATGGTGATTTATCTTATCTTAACTTAGACTGGAAACCAGTACCTATTATACCTAAGTTTGTAGATATAGTGGTTAACGGTATTTCTGATAGACTATTTGATATAAAAGCTTATTCACAGGATCCTTACGGAGTGGATAAACGTACAAAATATATGGAGTCTTTAATAAGAGACATGCAAACTAAAGAGCTTAATGAATTTGCCTCTGCTGAATTTGGTGTTAACTTATTTGAAAATGATCCTGAAACATTACCTAAAAATAAAGAAGAGTTAGATCTTCATATGCAACTTACTTATAAACAGCAAGTTGAGATTGCAGAAGAGCAAGCAATTAAAGTTTTATTAGATGGTAATAATTATGACTTAATAAAAAGGCGTTGTAATTATGATTTAACTACAATAGGTATTGGAGCTGTTAAAAACGTATTTACTAAAGCAGAAGGCGCTAAGGTAGAATATGTAGACCCAGTTAATTTAGTTTGGTCATATACTGATTCTCCTTATTTTGATGATATATATTACGTAGGAGAAGTAAGATCAGTACATTTAAACGAGCTTAAAAAAGAATTTCCTTGGTTAACTAATGATGAGTTAAAAGAAATAGCAGGGCAATCCGTTACTAATAATGGATTTTATAACAGATCTATAAGTAATGTTAATAAAGATGATTCTAATACAGTGCAGGTATTGTATTTTAATTATAAAACTTTTACTAATGAAGTATACAAAGTAAAAGAAACAGCTACTGGTGCATCAAAGATAATACCTAAAGATGATCAGTTTAATCCACCGCCAGAACTATATGAAGAATACGGTATAGAAAAATTATCAAAATCACTCGAGGTATTATACGAAGGGGTAAAGATAGTTGGAGGTAGAATGCTAAAGTGGGAGTTAGCTAAGAATATGATCAGACCTAAAAGTGATTATTCTAAAGTTAAGATGAATTACAGCATGGTAGCTCCTAGAATGTATCGAGGTAGAATAGAATCTATAGTAAGTCGTATAACAGGCTTTGCTGATATGATTCAATTAACACACTTAAAGCTACAACAGGTAATGTCAAGAATGGTTCCTGATGGAGTTTATCTAGACGCTGATGGTTTAGCTGAAGTTGATTTAGGCAACGGTACAAATTACAATCCTCAAGAGGCATTAAATATGTTTTTTCAAACAGGTTCTGTAATAGGTAGATCATTTACACAAGACGGCGATATGAATCCTGGTAAAGTTCCTATTCAAGAAATAACTACAGGAGCTGGAGGTGGTAAAATGCAATCATTAATAGGTAATTATAATTACTACATGCAAATGATCCGCGATGTAACCGGATTAAATGAAGCAAGAGATGGTAGCACGCCTGATTCTAGAGCATTAGTTGGAGTACAAAAGATGGCTGCTGCGAATTCAAATGTAGCAACTAGACACATATTAGATGGAAGTTTATTTTTAACATCAGATTTATGTGAAGGTTTATCATTAAGAATTTCAGATATATTAGAATACTCTCCGACGAAAGAAGCTTTTATACATAAGATAGGTAATCAAAATGTAGCTGTAC